TCATTTACAACGATAAACCTCACCAACCATAATTGCATCTGTTGGCGCAATATCTGAAATATACTTCATAGACGCATCTTGAGCATTATAAATTACATTGCCCCCCATAGCAGCTGCATTATTCATTAGTTCTGTTGCTGCATCGCGAATAAGTTCACTATGTGTTTTAAGACCAGAAAAGAAGCTACTACGGCGTCCTTCGGCTTTACCCAATAATTGACAAGAAGCAGCAGGTTTAGTATCGATGAATTGAACATGACTACCGGCAGAAGTAAGTTGATGATTAGAGTTGCTACAAGCACTTAAAAGCAAAGTTGTTGATATTGTAACACCAATAACTAGCGATTTTTTAATAAACATAAAATTTCCTCATCCAATATAACAAATAGCTTAACTTATTGTATCAGTTTAGTTAAACAAAGAATATCAGTAATTAAGTTTGCACAAAATCCAATAAAATGAAGGTTAATAAATAATCAAACCAACCTATTTTATTAATTAACTATAGCAAATTCGATTTAACTCTATTATAATCGCAAACCTACTAATTCAGTAGCACATCAAAATGGCCCCTTAGCTCAGTTGGTCAGAGCAGTCGACTCATAATCGATTGGTCACTGGTTCAAGTCCAGTAGGGGCCACCATTCTAAATTAATATAATCAAAAGCTTACATTTAAAAATCACATTATGAAAATCAGTCAACTTTACTAAGTGGCGGTAAAATGGCGGTTAGTTTTTTATGTTAGTTACAGAAAATTGATTGGGTCGTATTTTATAATACAACCCATTTAAGCTTTATCTTGTATGTAGTTGGTAGTGGTTTTTTGGTGAAATAGGTATCTTTACTGCTGGATCAGGGCAAGCGCTGGGCACTATCGTTTCTGAGACAGATTGCAATACCGTAAATGAGTGACAGCAGTAAACATTTGTGCATTGTCGATATTGCTTGCGAGTTAGTTCGCTGAGTTCTTGGCTAGTTCGGATTACGGTTTTGGCTTTACAGTGTGGGCATTTCATCGATACTTTACCTCTTCTTTAATTTTTAGTTAATTTTATATTAACTTTTAATTAAATCCAGCATTATTCATTTTCTTCTTTGGGTTTTTCTTCATCTTCTAATTTAATTTCGAGTTCAACATAAGTGGTATAACCACTGTTTGTGTCTAAGCTGTGTGTGCAACGGGTTATTGTCCATAGTGTTGAGTCGATCTCCTTTTTGAATCCTTCGACTGAGGCGGGCATTTCTGGGTAAATGTCAGGGCGTCCTTCGGCAAGGTTGATGCTAAATTGTGATGCGCCGCGTTGTAATTTGTACCATTCATTACGAGCCGCTCGGTAAGCGCTTTGTTTGGATGCGTATGTGTGCCGTAATATTTTTACGTTTTCATCGGCGCCGACTAGCACGCCACTTTCATCTTTGCTTGTTTGGTTGTTTTTCGTTTTTCGAGTTGCTTTGGTTTGCTGCTTTTTCTGTTGGCGGTAGTCAATCCAATAAGCTTTTACGCCAGTGTAAGCATTTCTATCGGCAATAGCAAAGCGGTGCTGATCGCCAAGCTTCCGGGTGATTGTTGTTGTCGGGATGCCTTGACCATTTACTGTTTTTGCCAATCCTTTTTTGAAAATAATCAGCATGCCATTTTTTAATGTTACAGCGGCATTAAAATCGTTGTATAGGCGTGTTAAAAACGAGGCATCCGATTCATTGGTCTGGTCTATATGGGCAATGTGTTCATGCTCTATACTTTTATCTATTCTGAACAGCAGATCGTGCCGTTTTGCAATTTCTTCGGTTATTGCCCCAAGTGTTGTATCGGAGTAGCTTTTTTCACGTTTTTCGTTTAGTGAGTCACGCAAATTGGCGCTTTTGCCACGAATTGATAGTACGTCTGGTGTTCCGGAGTGCTCGCATTCGTCAATAGTGAATATGTTTTGTAAAATGACGTTATCATTAATCCAGCCTAGTGATACGCTAATTTGAACTCCTCGCTTTGGTAGTTCAAGTTTGCCGTCGCTATCATCTAGTTCAATCGATATGGTGTCAGCATCTAACCCTCGATTATCAGTAATCTGCATCGAGATAAGACGTTTATCAAAGTTAGATGTAATATTTTTATCATCAATTGTGATTGTGTAGGTTGGTTGTTTCATATCATCCCTATAATATCAGCGAAAGGCAGCCGGTCTGCCGGGTCAGCTTTTGTTAGTGATATAGTGAATTCAATCTTGCGGGGTGCCCCATCTTTAAAAAATTCCGTTTTTGTTTTTTTTAAGTTGGTCATAACGAAGAAGCCAAGATGTATACCTGTACCTTCGATTAATGGCCATGAGTAACCAAGATCGGCCATTCTTTCTAAAACCGCCAAACTTAATCGACCGCCAGTTAATTCTGGATACAATACGCCAGACAATATTATTGTTTCGTTATCACGACCAATAAATTGTAATGCTGAACGTTGATTTACCCGTGAATTAGCTGGGAAACGCCAATCTTTATTTTCTTCGACAGTCTGATAGGGTATTGTTTTTAAACCAAAAACAAATAAGCCGTAACACATCATCATCATATTAATCGATATCCCTTAAACTTGAACGGTAGTGTGCTGATTGATTGCGTTCACGTCGTTCTATCTCTTTAGCTACACAACGTGCCAATTCTTTTTCATTCATGCCAGGTGCGGCATTTATTGTTATGTAATATTGTGATATACCTGAGGTACCCCTAATAGGGCGGCGATTATCTACGACAACACCACTTGAAAGTTGTGATCCTGTGGTTATTATGTTGTTTGCAAGTTGGCCAACACTTTGTATTGCGTCATTTTGATTTCGTTCAATACCGTTAACATACCCATCAACCGCGTGTCCTCCAAATTTTGTAAATAAACGAGAAGGTGAGTAAATATCTAATGTATTTTTAAATCGGTTGCCAATGTTTTTTCCAAGTTGGCACATTGAGCGGAATGCATCACTTTGGTTATGTTCAATGCCATGTATATAACCATCAATTGTATAACCGCCGAATTTAGCAAAAACTCTGGATGGTGAGTGAATATCTAAAGTGCTTTTAAACCAGTTGCCAATGTTATCAGCAAGATTTGACATTGTTACTTTGATATTCCCATGTTTGTTATTAACCCCATCAATTAGACCATCAGCAATATAAGATCCGATTTTTGTAAATTTATCAAAGATGGTTCCTTCTCCAGAAAGTATTCCTTCAATTTTTTGAAATGTTGCGTCTAAAAAGTCATTAAATTCTTTAAATTTTAAGTATAGTTTGTTTAACATACTTAAAGGCCATCGAATTGCCTCGCCGACACTTCTCCCAAAAGATTTGCCTGATTCTTTTGCGTTTTTGAACTCTTCTTTTGTTAACTTTACTGGTTCAAACAGTTCACAAAACCAATTTATTAAGCTACTTATTTTTTCTCCAAGCCATTTAAATCCATCACCGATTGTTGTAACAAACGGTTCAAGATATGAAAATTCTTCAGCTACGGGCGATAATGATTCTTTTAATCCTTCCCAAAAACCAATAAAAAAGGCGCTAACGGGTTGCCAGTATTTATAAAGCAAACTAGCTGCAGTAATAATCCAACCGATTGGGCCAAGAACAAAGCTAACTCCTCTGAGTGCAAAACCAAAAAATTGTAATATACGGGGAATTAATGTTGATTTGCCAAATAATGAGCTTATTCTTTTAAATGGTAATCCGGTAAATCCAATTCCTCCAAGTAGAAGTTTTTTAGGTGATTTACCAATAGCTAGTATTGATTTACCGATTGATTTTAATATTGAGCCAGTTTTTTTACCTGGCACAATAAATGATAATAATGTTTTGCTAAACGACGAAAACCCTTTTTTTGCAACATTCGTTTTTATAGATAAACCACCAAATGATAAACCAATTCTTGATAATATAAATCGGGTCATTAACATTGGACCAAAAACACTCATTAGCATTATTGCAAATGCACCAAATGCAGTAGTAATTGTTGCTAGCCCCGCACCAATAACAACCAATGCTTTACTTACCGCTGGATGTTTTTTGAGAAACTCACCAAAACCATGTAATAAATTAGTTAGACCTTGAACAGCTTTACGTAGCCAGTCATTATTTTTTTCGAATAGTTCAACGCTGATGTTTTCAAATGCGGCATGTAGCATTGTCATATCACCGGCTAAGTTGTCGAGTTTTATTTTTGCTACTTTTGCGGCTTCGCCTTTTGAATTATATAATTCTCGACGCATGGCTTGGAATTCCCCTGTTTCAACGGTTGCCATTAATTCGTTAAATCCAGTAACTCCGATTTGTCCTGCAATATCTTTATATATCGCCGCTCGTTGCACGTTGCCCATGTGAGATGTGGCTTTTTGTATTTCTTCAAATATATCTCCAAGATCTCTCATGTTGCCGTTTTTATCTGCAGTTTTTATTCCCAGTTTTTTAACCGTGTTACTATTACCAATTCTAATTAGAACTTGTCGAAGAGATGTACCTGCTTGGCTACCTTGAATACCAGCGTTACCTAGTAGCGCAGTAGCGGTAGTTAGTGTTTCCAAACTTTGACCGTATTGCTGAGAAATACCAGCAGTATACTTAAGGGATTCCCCCAACATTCGAATGTCAACATTATTGCGTGTGAATGCGGCAGTTAAGACATCAGATACTTTCCCCATTTCTTCTGCTGGAATGCGCATTGCTTTTTGTATGTTTGAAGATATATCGGCGGTAGTTGCTAAATCAAGATCACCAGCGGCGGCAAGGTTCAACACATGAGGCATTGCTTTTAATATTTGATCTGGATTATATCCCGTTCTGCCTAAAAAATATTGTCCTTGAGCTACCTCGCTATCAGTAAATTTAGAGACTAATGGCAATTCTCGTGCTTGTTTTCGTAGTGCTAACATACGAGGATCGTTTTTATCGTCAATTCTGGTTACCGCTTGCGTTGCGCTCATGCTGGCATCAAATTCGTAACCAGTATATAGCAAGTTTTTCATACCTCTGGCTACTGTTTTCCCAGTCGATAGGGCACCATAGCCGACTCCACCGAGCACCGCCATGCGTTGCATGCCGGTATCGTATTTTGCACGGATATTATTCAACTTTTGTAAATGAGCGTTGCGTTGACTCAATTTTGCATTTTGTTGTGCAAGTGCTTGTGTCGTTTCTAAAATTTTTGTTTTTAAGGTTTCTTGATGATTTACTATATTTTTAGTACTAATTCCTGCCCTTATGAATTCGGTATATTGCCGCCTTTGTTTGGAAGCCAATGAAATAAATGAATCTTTTAATTTATTAGCTTCTTTTTTTGCTTTTTCTAACTCTCGTCTCATTTTTTTTGTTGATGACGATGTATTAGTAAATTGTTCAGAAAGTAATTTTACTTTATCCCGAGCATCATTAAATGCTTTTCGTGAATCTTTAACTTGTTGCTTTAATTTGGCAAAACCATCAAGATTTTTTTGAAGATCATTTAGTTGTGATAGTTTTTCTTTTGTTTCTTTAATTTGTTGAGCAAGTCCTTTTGCACCGCCTTTTATATTGCGAAGCGGTCGGCTTGTTTTATCTATGCCGTTTAACGTAATTTTTAATTGTAAATCATTCATCAGTTGAACCGCTTCTTAGGCGGGCTTGTTCCCGCCATTCCATTAGTTCGGATAATGTAAACTCATACATAGCTGATGGTTGCCAATGAAATATTGAAGCAATATCCGCTATAGCATCTTCTACTCGGTTTGGGATCCCGTTGTTGCATTGTTCGATTTCTCTGACAAAAAACCAGCAATTACTTTTGTTATTTCGGAAAGGTCAATTAAATCTAAATTGAAAACTTCATGTTCAGCAATTGCTGGAGTTGCAATGCGTGGTAGTACTTTTGCTAGTGAATCAATATCTAGCTCGATAAAATCGACCAATTTTACTCCACGAAGATCACCCGTTAAAGGTTTGCGTATTGTTAATTCAGTAATAGTTGTTTTACCTGATTGTAAGCCTGATTTTAATTTAACTTGTTGTGTGTTTTGCATAACTTTTACCCTCATAATAATTTTATTGATAATTGTGATAGCCCTTGCGGGCTATGTTTTACGGTTTATTAGATACCAATTGCTTGGCGTGCTTGTGTTAATCGGTCTGTGCCACCAATTTTGTCAATCATATTAATAAAATCAATTTCGGCGCTTTCTTCGTTGTCGATAATTTCTTTATAGTAGGTGCAGTGTGTGGTAATCTTCGTTGAATTACTCTCACCTTGTTTGAGTTCACCGCGATCTTGTTCTTTGTGGCGACCTGTCATAATAATTTCGACTTTAGTATAGTCTTCACTATCATCTTTTTGATAAGCACCCGCAAAGCGCAATGTCACACCATTTAATAATCCGCCGTGTTGTTTTAATACTTCGTATGCAAGGCCGCCAATTGACCAGTCCACAACTAAAGCGTCATCGTCATAGCCAAGGTCAATAGGGGCAGAACCAGGCATACCACCACCGCGGAAATTTTCAAGTTTTCGGGTTAGCTTTGGCGGCGTGAATGATTCAACCTGACCGATGTAAGAAGTACCGTTAACATAAACGTTAAAGTATTTGAGTTTTTTAGGTAAAGCCATTTAGTTGATCTCCGCTTAATTAGCTGCTACTGAATTAGCCAGATCGACCAAATACTTGTCAGTAATGCGCTGGCGTAACATAAGGTTTTCTAATGGTGGTACTGGGGTGTAGTCATAATCGACATATAACTTTCCAGCTTTTAGAATGTCTGGCGTGTTCGCTTCTGGATCGAACCATGCTTTACCGTCGATGATGTAGCCATTCGATTTTAATTCACGGAATTTATTGTTAATTGATTCGATCAAATCTTTGATTAATGAGGCGTGCATTGGTAGATCAACCAAGGCAAATTGAGCTTCGGCAATGGTGTCTGCTAATACTTGTGCCGTGCGTGTGTAGTTTTCAAACGCAAATAAGCTATCTGCTGAGCAAGTGCGAGATCCCCAGAAGCGGTAACCTTGATTACAAATCAGTGTAGTGACTTCATTTTCGTTTAAGTAGTTGGAATCAGAGCTTTCTTCTTGCAAGTCCCAAAAAACATCATGAGATATTCCCGTCACACCATTAATGGCCACATTTGATAATGTTTTATGCCAGCCGACCTGTTGGTCGATTTTGGCACGTAAGCCAATAGCCCGAGCTGTTGCGGCCAATGTGACGTTTTGTTTTTGTGTTGTATCAAACCCAATAAAGTTCGGCCAAATTACCATAGCTTCACGGGCGCCAAGTTGATTGCGGTAAAGTACTGCATCTTCTTTGGTTTTTGCTCCGTAAGCTGATAAGTAGCAAAATGCACGCAATTTTTGTGCTATTGATATTAATGCGGTTGCAACTGGTAACGAATCATAACCCGGTACAGCCAAAATACGTGGCTTAACTTTAAGTTGGGTTTGTGCTGAAAGCAGGGCTTTCATGCCAGTATATTTGCCGTCGTTTGTTGTTGTACCAATGATATTTGCCGTTGTGTCGGCTTCTGTTGCACCAGTTTCAACACGGACAGCAACAATAACGGGTGAACACTGATCCGCAATGGCTTCAAGCGTTGGTTTTAGTGTGCCTTGTGAACCCGCTTTACCAATTACAGAGTTAACATTGGTAATTAAAATCGGTGTGTTAAGTGGAAAATGATTAGCGTCCGCATCATCGCTGGTACACACAATGCCAATGACAGCCGTTGATACTGTTCTGATTGCTCGTGCACCTTCATTAATTTCGATAACTCGGACGCCGTGATGGTAATCGTTGGCCATAAGATCTCCGTAGCAGTTTACATATGTAAGGTTGCAAAATAAATGTACGGAGATAGTTGCACATTAAAAAAAATGGTGTTAGTTGTTCAGGTTGTAGATTTTGTTTTTACAAGTCGAACAGCTAACACCAATATCTTAAATATTGCGTGGTTGTTCTGGCCAATTGATATCAGACTGGTTAATATCGACACGCATTAACAATATTCGATATTTTTTCCATTGTTTAAGTTGCTCTTCTTCGTTTGCTTCTTGCATATCAAGATCGATAATATCTTGCAAAATAGCTATTTTTTCATTAGCTTCATTGATTAATTTTTGTTTTTTAGTGCTGTTTAGCTCTTTTTTATCATCAGATGTAATAATTGGCTCAATAGCTATTGGTTGTCCTCTTTTGTCTGATGTTATCACCAACCCGTTAGTTTGATTTTGTAATAATTTTGCGTGTAGCTCAGCACTGATTTCTATCGACCCCAACGGAACAGCGTTAATATCTGAATCGTAAAATGCGTTTTTTTTTGAATTGTAATAAATTGTCATAGTGTTTATCCTGTTTAATTGCCGATAGCGATAACCGAAAATCGCCCAGAAGCTCCGCCAACACCTCCACCGTTCAAAATAACTCGGGATGCGATAGCGATAGTTGAACGTGTTGAATGCTGCGCCGCATAACCATATGAGTACGCAGAGCGCAAATCCCATCCTGCAGAGTTTGCTTCTGTTATAATTACGTTAAACAAGTTGTTGGGAAACTCAATCGGCAACGTTAACAATAATGTACCTGCCGAGTTTGTCTGGGCTGAGCACCACTGGATAATCAAACCCGACGGTAATTTTTGATAGCCATTTGCGCCGATGCTAGCATCGAAATCGCTGAACGCAGCTATACCAACGCCATTGAACAGGGGGCGTTTTTTAAAACGGGTGTCAACGCTGACATCATAAATATTCACGTTTTTAACGGCTGGTAAAGAATTAATATCGTCAGCAATCAAGACGATGTCGTTATCGAGTTTTTTATTGTTAACCGATCGAGACATTGGAACGCAGTTACCTATCTGGTCATCAATATATTCACGCGTAGCCAACACGACAGACGGATCTATTTTTAATGCTACTGAATCAACATTATCAACAACAATAATCATTCTGATAACTTGAGTGCGCCCACTACCTTCAGCAAGTTTCGGTTTATAGGTTGATGGGCAGTTACCTACAGCTATTAAATGGCCGTTATCATCATACAGGCCGATTTCATGAATAAACCAACCGCCCTCATTTTCGGGTATCACTTGTTCAGCAATAATTTGATTAGGGTTGTTTTTATCCACTGATAGAGAATTTAAAGGCGCTCGGCGGACTTCGTTAACGAGTGCGATTTGTGTAGCGATAGGCTTTGGTATTGAACCATTACCATCGCCAACTGCCATGCTGGTTAATTTTAGCGGAACACCTAATGCGGTAGCATTAGCTAATAGTTCTGCGCCTAATTTGGTTAATATTGTGTAGTAAGTTTGACTCATGGTTGTATGCTCATTGTATCGATTAAGTTAATAATTGCGCCAATCAGACCTTTTGATGATGTTGTAATGGTTTTCGTAATATACGGGTAGATGTTTAATGTGTTTCCATCATAACAACTGGCTCCTGCTGTTGTGCTACCGCTTGTTACGAGTTGCAGTGATAAACCTGATAGATGCCTTGAAACGGGTTTAACATCATCAATGATACGGCTTAACTCTTGGTAAGATTCATCGGTAATACCCTTATCTGATATGCCAATTTCAATCGCAAATGTGCCGGGTGTTTTGTTGTTTTGCCACCATTCGATAACATTTATCAAATAACCAAATGGTTCAACTGCACGGCGAATGGCCTCCTTGGTACCTTTTAGTTTGTGAATTTCAAATGCCTCAGCAATAACTTTACGTTTTGTTTGTTCTGGCCATTTTTCGTCCCAACGATCAACGCTATATTGCCAAGCTAAATAAGGTAATAGCTCAAATGGGCATGTTTTTGGATCCCAAAGTGAACGTAAATGAATAGGTAGATCACAAATCATAGCTTGTGATAAATTTTTCTCAAATTGAGTGGCAGAAGGGGGTAATAGCGTCCTATTCGTCATAACCGGCAACCTCAACTTGATAATTTGTGCAATAACTGGCTTGTTCTCGATTGATTAATATATCTTGTGCAGGTTGTAGTAATTCGACACGTTGAACACCAGCAACATGTAATGCTGAAATAATGGCACTGCGATTAATTCTGCGCCCAATACGGTGCTTTTCGGTTATATATGCTTGTAAATTAGCAATTGCCGCTTTTTTGATGGGTTCTGATTCAGGACCTGAATATAAATAAAGTTTTGCGTTTATTTTATATTCAATCAATGTGACAGATTTCACAGTAACACGATCGGCAATGGGGCGGCGCCGATCTTGATTGACAGCGTCAGCAACAATGCTAATCAGATTATTACTGGCAATACCGTTATTTTCACGAGACAAAATGGCTAGCGTTACGCAAGCAGGTGCAGGACTTTCAGCGGCGGCATCTAGTACTCGACCATCCGCACTGCGGGCATAAAATTCATACGCGGCACGAGGACCCGCGACAGATAAGCCCTCAAATGCCGCTTGAATTCGTAGCCTAAAATCACTATCTGATTCTTTAATTTCAGGGATTGCAGGCGTGACAGTGTTATCTTCGTATTGAATGATTAAACGATAAACATGAAAGTTAGCCCCCAGATTGTCCAAGTCATTGCCTTTAGCGTGGGCAATCATTAATGCGTGCGATGCTTCGTTTATACGTTGGCGTATAATTAACTCATAATAAGTACTTTCTTGTAGTAGTTTAACGATTGGCTCACTTTCATATTGCAATGTTTTAGCGACTTCGCTTTGCTGTTCTGCTGGATATAGCGATATAAACTTTTCTTTACGTTGAGCAAATAAAGCTTCAAAGTTTAGTGATTCGATAATATCTGGTGCAGGTAATTTTGATAAATCAGTTAACGTGGCCATGTTGCAATCTCTATATCACTGGTAAAGGTTTGATTGGGCTTATCTGTGCGTGATCCGGTTAATTGCATGGTTAGCTTTTCGTTATCGGCAAAAATATCAACTGCATCCAGTTTTATGCGTGGCTCCCATTGATTTAGTGCCATTACTGTTGCTGAAATGATACGCAACCTTGTAGCTTCAGTATTTGGATTATCTAAAAGCAAAAATAAAAAAGAACCATAATCGCGTCGTTCTATGCGTGAACCTATCGGGGTGGTTAAAATATCTTTAACGGATTGGTTAATGTGATCCATATCTGTGATGGTTCGGCCATTGCGGCTGTTCATTCCGATATAACTCATTTAGGACCTCCTGTATTCTCATCACCTGCGTGAACATCAGTGTGAACGTGCGAATCCAGAACAACGCCGTTCGACGATAAAATCCCATCAATATGAATCAAATTACCAGTTATGATGCTAGTGCTATCTGATGAACCGCTAGCACCGGAAGGCGAGCCGGTTGCACTAAATGTTCTAAACATTACGTGATCTGCACAATTAACCAGCGGAGCATCCAAATTAATTGTATTTGAGCTGTACGTAATAGTTGTTGTCATGAAGTTAATTCGTGTATCAGCTGAATATTCGAAAAATTGTGATTGAGCAGAAACTGTATTAGTCGCATGTATTGCCATTTTATCATCTGACTGCATTGTGATTTTTTTACCAGCATGTATCGCAATTTCTGTGCCAGCGTGCATTGTGATTTTTTTTCCAGAATTTAATGTTATTTCGTCACCGGCATCAATAAAAGCGGTTTTAATGCCGTTTATTGTCAAAGAACTATCTGCTGGCTCATATTTAAAAGTTGCACCGTCAGGAAACTCAACAAAACAACCGTGCTCAGAATCAGAAGGGGGAGCGTTATCATTACAATACAGGCTTGGTAATACGCAACCAAGTTCAAGGTTACCGTTAGGGCTTAAAATAAATACTTGTTCACCAATAGAAGGGCGCCACCAAGATCGGCTTTTGCCAGCACGATGAGTAAACCATGGCAACCAAGCAGTAACTAATTTTCCAGAACGGACTTTTACCCGATCGCCTTTGGTTTGATAAACAACGCCTTGGCGGATCAGGTTTTCAATTTTTCGTAATATATCGACTAGGTCGGCAGGGTGATAATTTTGCATAGCGTTATCATTATTATTTATAGGTAAACAATAAAGCTTATCGACTTGTAAAATTGATTTTTACAACTTACTAGCCAAGTGGGCGATAGTGATTTGCTCAATTATGTTATAGTCGTGTTGATTGAAGCCAAGCAACTTTCTGGACGGATATTTAATGGTCCAATCATCTTTTTTATTTACTCGTGCACGTAATCCGTAATGATGAATGTGTGTTATACGAGATACCGAATTAATAAATTTTACGGTAGCGCAGTTGCTGTTTGCTGATATGCGTAGATATTTAGTTGTTCGTAGCTTGGTAAACATTTTACGGCGAATCTTTCCCGTTTTTTTTCGAAACGCCTGTGGTCTTCTAGGTTCAAAAGAGGTGCCGTTTGGTTGTTTCTGGGCTGTAATACGTTTACGGTTACTTTCCCGTAGTTTTTTAGCAATTTCACGTGCTAATTTGGTGCGATTACTGTTATTTAGTTGAGTGAGTATGCCGTTTGCATACTCATGTAATTTATTTAATTCGTCGGCCATATTTCATTAACCCAATCAGGACGCATATCTATGGGTGGTTCGTCGGTAATGTGTTTGTATTCCAATCCGTTGCTTCCTTTTTTTACAATAACACGCTCTGTCAATTTCAGTTCAATACTGACATCGGTTGTATTATTGTTTAATTGCTCAATTTCAAATTTAATGGCACCTTTTCTTAGTTCAGGGTTTGCCATAAATTCTTGCTGATTGATATACATCCAACTCATTATTGGTACAATCAAATAATCAATGGGTTGTTCATAGTCAGTAATGATTAAATTAACTTTGTACTCATACTCAAAACTTAATGATTTGGCAGCCGTTGCTGTTATGTCACCGTCATCCACAAATATATGTAATTTATCGGGATTGTTTTTGATAAATAAATTATTGTCTTCAAGTACTTTTCGAAGTTGATTAATTTTTTTCATGCTGCTCCTGTTGGCATTGATAAATCATTTCGATTTGAACTGCACATTGATGCCATGCCGTTAAGATGGCTTGATTGTCGTCAATTAATGAGCGGTTCTGCTTTAAATTATTCATGGGAAGATAACAAGGCGTTACGGCTGGACATCCAGTTTTGATAATCTTCACTTCCTTTGATTTCTGGCCGTGTGTACAGCCGTTTAATAACATCAGGCAAATTAGTATCAGACCACATGCGTAATTGTTTATTTTCATTGATAAGTTGCTCCAACTGTTGTTGATATTGACGATTTAACGCATCAACTACTTGCAGTTGATTTTTTTGTTCTATTAGTTTTTGTTCATTTGCTTGATATTGGTCACTAAGGTTAAGCAATTCATTGTTTTTATAATCAATGATTTCGATCAATTCTTGCTTGTCGTCTTGAAGTTGTAGATTGCTTGCCTGTAATTGTTTATTTTTAGTGCTTAATAGCTGATCTCGTAAATAGCCAAACGACAAACAAAGTAGCAATAGTAACCACGGTAACAATCTAGTTTTTAATAGATTTTGCATAGTTTTCGTATGCCTCTTTGAGTTTTAAGTCATAGTTATTTTTTTTATAAGCTGGACCGTTGTAAAGTTTGGCAAACGTTGAAAAATCTTTGTCTTTCATTGATTGTAATAGCTTGCAATTCGATTTATGAGAAATAAAGCGGTAAAATGCCTCTAACTGCATGGCCTCGCTTTCTGTCATATGTTGTTCAAATTGCTGAGCTGATTCATAGCCAAGTAGTTGCCAATGGAGCCCCATAATCTGAAATAAGCCCCAGCTAGCACTTTCAATTGCCGAATCCATATCAATTTGTTTGGCCAGAGTTAGCCGGTAGTTTTCACGAGCACCACCCAAGTAACCGCCAGCCTTGGGATTGATTAAATCTGGATAAGTATTTGTTAATTTTTCTACATCAAAGCCATGCTTTTTAAGCCGACGATAAAAGATATGCCTTTCAAATAGAATTACGGGTAAGCCGTTTTTAATACCTGATGAGCGAGCTTCAACTTTTGTTACTGCTTGTACCATAGCCAGCTCAACTTCTAGCTTATTAGCCACATTTTGCAATTGTTCAGTTGTTATCATTATTTATTTAACCTCTTATGATACTGATGTTGATTTGGAGAACGGCAAAGCGTGCCAATGTTGCCTTTGCTTTTTAAAAAGCAAATCAGCAGTGCTATATTCATAACTACCTGAGCGCAGTAAGCACGGCTTAATAAACCGAAAGATGAGAATAAAAATACTGATGCACTTGATGTAATCATTAGCCATGCTAGCCAGCTATATTTGGCTTTGTATTGGCAATTTTCACGATCAAAGGTAAATAATCGAATAGCAATTAATAAACAAAGAAAAGCGTTAAGGGTTATCATGGTTTTCCCCCTTTAAATTTGTCGAATAAATCAGATGGGTCATCAAACTTTTTAATTAACCAAAGAAGTAGTTTGACACTTACTGCCGATGCCACTAATGCACCAAGACCAAGCGGTACCTTGGTTTGAATGTTGGATGGAAAAAGTGGTATTAGTAAATATAATGTTATTTCGGCCAACAATATTCCAAGCGCAAACGATATAAAAAATAGAATGGTACGACGAAGAACCGAGATATGTTCTTCACTAATAACAAGTAAGATTGATCCACACAGTGCACCTAAAATAATGCCATTTTCAATATGGGGATAAATCATTGATATTGAAAATGCACTAATCACCGCGGTGAAAGTTGTTGTAGTTGGCTCTGTCATTCTTAATCCCATAAATTTAAACGTTTTTTTTCTGGCTCTGGCACCACTTCGGGCACATTTACGGCGGTACCCATGGGGAGTGTTGCCGGCAGTTCACAAAGTGTTGGGGTTTGTTGGTAAATAATTTCAACAACCCCTTTAGTTTTGCCAAAAACTCGATACGCCAATGCGTCGACGGTTTCATTTTGCATTGCATAAACAATCATTAAATTAATTCCATGGTCGATCGTGATTTACCTAAAATGTCACGAATTGCATAACGTGCATTGCGGTATAAGTTGCCCACACTTTCGATGTTAGGTTCAATGTCGCCTTTGGCTTTTGCTGTTGCATCAAAATTAATGTACTGTTCATTCAATAAGGCGTTTGCCCATGAATAAACGGCGTGCTTGTACAAAAGTAAGTATTTTGATTCGCCATTAATTTGCTGGTCACTTAAATCATTAATTGATGTAATGCCAGCTGCTTGCTTTGTTAGCCGCCAGTTATATAAGTCGTCATTCACTGCAATAATCGCACTGGCAATTGCTGTTTTTAATCGCTCTGTTGTGACGGTACCGTCTAGCCGTTGAGTTTTTCGAACATCACTGATATTAATTGCTGGAAAAAACGAAATATTACTAATTTCGATATTGTCAGCTTCGTTAGCGCTTGCGATAGCCGTAAAGTCGTTCATAATTTACCTTTGTTAATCGGCGGTGGACAAAAGCGCTAACGTGTAAAATACATTTATTGCTTCTGTGCCGCCGAGGTGTGAGGGTTCACCCAGTTAAGAATCCGCCTTATTTAAGGTCTTTTCTAATTCTTTAATAGCTGTTTTTACGCCTGAACTTTCGTCAAGTTCAAGTGCTCGTTTTAAATAACCTAAAGCTTGTTCTGGCTGTGTTTCTTTTAACGCATAGCCTATAGCTTTATTGAGTTTTGCTCTGACCTGATCAAACATATCTTTATCAGCCACTAATTCGGCAAATTTAAGCAAAACATCAGCGTTAGCTGTTTGCTTATTGCTAATTTGTGCTAGCGTTGTATTAGCTAATTCTTCGGTAATTAGTGTGGCGGTTTGGCGTTGGTACTCATCGGGGGTAACCCAATTGTGTTTTTATGCATGCTCAGCAAGCGGGGAGGCAAGCTCAAATTGTTTGGTGTCAATCATCCATACCATTAAACGCATAAAAACATCATCTTGCTGAGCATTATCAGACTCAAGCACGCCGTTAATCCAATCCATATATTCGGGAATAAGTTGCTTTTTAAGCTCAATCTTTGCTTCTGTTGATTGAAATTTTTTTAAACGAATACGATCGTTATTTAGCTTGGCTAGCATCATTTCGTAAGCGTTGATTGCTCGCAGGTTGTCTGTATTACGCTCCTTTTGAGCGTAATGTTTTTGTAAAAACTTTTGTGCTGGTGATGCCATGTTATCGAACCTCGATGTTTTCAATTAAACAGCCTGCTTCGTAACGCTCTACGACAAACGCCTCATTGGCAGATTGGTAATCTTCAATGCGATCACGTTTCGGGTTATCAATAATTTGACGGCGAGCGGTTCCATTTTGAATATAGATAGCCAAATTGCTAAATGAGGTAATAAGCATTGCTCCTTTAGGGAAATACGGCACTCGATACGCAGGTAATTCACCGATTGATTTTTTAGCCAGTAAAATTTGACCTGCTACTTTTTCGGTGTTTTTATCGGCTTCGTTAGCAATAGGGAAGTACTTATCATGAAGCAGGCCACGACCACAGATAACAACTAGACCGGTATCATCAGAAAAGACGGGATCAATTAAATTTTCAACCGCATCATAGACGAGTGCGTCCAAATTTTTATAATCACCACCATTGTTAGCGACAATAATTTTACCTGGTGTGACTGTGCCTTCATTCATTACTCTTTCTGGCGCATCTTCACGGTAATGTTGCAACCAGCCTTTGTTGACATCTTGCAATAATGGGTTAGCGGTTCGATTGGATGTTACTGCACGGCTTGTGCCGTTAAAACCAATCATAATCCGATCTAATGCTTTTTGTTTAATTAGGGCATCACGCAAAAGGGTTTGAAAGTTCTTTTTGTGGCGCCATGCATCCAATTTTGCATAACGAATTGATGTATCGTAATTGGTTTGTTCACAACGGTAACGGAATTGGTTTAGATCTGAGATATCTACAGCTTCACGTTCTTGTGCTGTGGTATCGGTTGTACTGGCTGTTGTGCCTGTTACACCAACGCCAACTTTTTCACCTTCTTGGGCATCAACAAATTCAAAGTTAATTTTACTTAAAAATTCAGATGATTGTTGGGTGCGTTTTTCTAATGTTTGGTTTACCTCTGGATTGACAGCAAAACTTTCACTGGCATCATCAATGCCATTAAGCTGTGCAATGCGGTGTTTAAATCCATTAAATAACTTTCGGGTTTCATTTCTCATTATGGGTTTCCTAATTCGGTTAATCTTATTTGTTTGTTATCGTTGGTTTTAATTGTCTGCTTTTAGCAGTCGGTTTCAATATCCATGGAGCCGCCCGCCGAAATTGGCCGTTCTGGCGATTCAGAAAGTTCACTCAATAGCTCGACAAGCTCAGTATTTTGTTTTTTTACTTTGGTAAGTTCGTTGGTTAACTCAACAATTTTGGCGTCAAGATTAGTAAAGCGTTCAGTTGTCGCCGTTGCGAACTGCTCAATAATCTCACCAAGTTGTACAAACTTAGTAGAGTCTTTTTCTGATTTACTTTTAAATAAACCTGTTAGACGATCCAACATGGCACTAAAAGCGGTATCACTTTGGGGATCCACCTCTTCAAAGTCGATCACTGTTTCTTCGGCAACGGTGAAAAGGTTATTGGGTGATTGTTTGCGGCTAGCTAACGGGTTAACGTTTGCTTTTGCACTGAATTCTAAAAATTCGGTACCAAGGCTAGCTGGGTCGTCAGTGACAGCAAGACCAACAAGGTAAGCTTCGCCAGTGTCAGCAAATTCGGCATTAACTTCGATAGAGGTATAAACTTTTTGCTTAGCTTTATTAAGCTCAATGAGTTCATCGGTTGGTTCAATTTGTGCAAGTAATGCTAGCTTTCCAGCAAGTGGTCCTGTTTTGATTTCTTCGGCTCGTAATGCTAATACATCGCCATAGCGTTTAAATTGGCTATTAGGTGAATAACCTTTGATATGTTCCAAATTGATACGTGCACCATAAACATCACGATTATAATTTTCTGCCATTTGCTCGATCCATTCTTTTTGGATCTTACGTCCGTCGGTGGTGGCACCTTCGACCGCAACACGAAACCATTTTGATTTAATTTTTTTTGACTTTTTAACTTCTGTGCCCATTGTTGTAATCCTTAGCTGGTTGTTTTTGCATTATGTTGAATTGACAAACAAAAGAGAGCAATTGTGGAAACTTGTAAATTAGAGTTTTACAACCTGAACAAACATAAAAAAACAAAAATGATAGGTAAATTGGCGTTACTAAAGGAGAACACATGGTAAACGTCAATTTATTAGATCATTTAATTAGTGATAATACCGACCCAAGAAAAGCCGCCAGATCGCTGTATTGGGCTGGGTATCGTATTAGCCGTATTTCTGAACTATTGAATGAAAATATTAATACCATTCATAGCTGGAAACGGCGTGATAAGTGGGATGAATCATCAGTATTGGATAGGGTTAACGGTGTACTTGAAGCGCAATTAATCCATCTTGTTATTAAGCCAAATAAGGAAGGTAAAGATTTTAAAGAGATTGATTTACTTAGCCGTCAGCTAGAACGTACGGCCAGAATTGAAAAATATCAAAATGGCGGTAATGAGGTCGATTTAAACCCTAATATTGCCAACCGTAATGCCAAACCGAAGCAAAAGCCTAAAACTAATCTTTTAACTGATGAACAGATCGAAAAAATTAACGAACTATTTAATGATGGCTTATATGAGCATCAAAAAGTTTGGTATCGGGCTGGGTTACAAAATCGCATTCGTAATATTAATAAATCAAGGCAGATTGGTGCCACTATGTTTTTTGCGCAGGAAGGGGCTGTTGATGCTGTGAATACTGGGCGTAATCAGATATTTTTATCAGCATCAAAATCACAAGCTTTTCAATTTCGGCAATATATTATTGATTTTTTCCACGGTATCGATATGGATCTGAAAGGGGAAGTTATCCACTTTCCTCATAATGATGCTCGCCTTTACTTTTTAGGTACTAATTCGAAAACAGCACAAAGTTATCACGGTAATTTATATCTGGATGAATATTTTTGGATTAATAAATTTTTAGAACTGCGTAAAGTTGCGTCGGGTATGTCGAGCCAAAAACGTTGGCGACAAACCTACTTTTCAACGCCTTCTAGTATTAATCACGAAGCGTATAAATTCTGGACTGGCGAGCTATTCAATAAGGGACGTAGAAAAGAGCAACGTATTAACGTTGATATTTCTCATCAAGCTTTAAAAAATGGCAAATTATGTGCTGATGGACAATGGCGGCAGATTGTCACCATTGAAGATGCGGAAAAACTTGGCTTTGATTTATTCGATATTAATCAACTAAAACTAGAATATAGCCCCGATGAGTTCGCTAATTTATTTTTATGTAATTTTATTGATGATTCATCATCAGTGTTTCCGTTATCCAGTTTACAACCGTGTATGGTCGATTCTTGGGATATTTGGGATGATTATAAGCCATTTGCCTTGCGTCCATTAGGCGAACGGCCAGTATGGATCGGCTATGATCCGTCACACACAGGGGATAGTGCGGGGTGTGCAGTTGTTTCACCGCCGATGGTTGAAGGGGGCAAGTTTAGGATTATTGAAAAACATCAATGGACGGGGATGGATTTTGCTTCACAAGCTGAAGCTATTCGAAAAATGACTGAAAAATATAACGTCACCTACATCGGTATTGATGCCACGGGATTAGGTGAAGGGGTTTATCAATTAGTTAAACAATTTTATCCTGCTGTAGTGGCATTTAAATATTCAATTGAGATTAAACAAAGGCTAATTTTGAAAATGCAAGATGTGATCAGACGTCAGCGTTTAGAGTTTGATGCAGGTTGGACAGACTTAGCCCAATCATTTATGGCAATTAGAAAAACATTAACGGCCAGCCAGCGTTATGTAACGTATGTGGCCGATCGTAATGAAGATGTATCACATGCCGATATTGCATGGGCAACCATGCACGCAATTTATAACGAGCCGCTAGAAAGTATTAGCGGAGCAAACAGCAACAGCGGATTTATGGGAGTATTTTAGTCATGACAGAATTAACACAACAAAACGAAAAAGTAGAGTGTTTTACATTTGGCGATCGTGAACCTTTAGCCGATGCAAAAGACTTATTAAATTATTTACAATGCACCCCGTGCGGCAATTGGTACGAACCACCTGTTAATTTAGATACGCTAGCCAATACCTTTAGTTCATCGTCATATCATAGCAGCCCGATTTATGTAAAACGAAATATCTTAACCAGTACATTTATTCCGCATAAATACTTATCACGTCAAGCATTTGAGCGAATCGCTAATGATTTTTTAATATTAGGTAATTGCTATCTCGAAAAACGGGCCAATATGCTAAGGCAAACCGATGGACTAAAGCCAACATTAGCAAAATATACCCGTCGTGGAATAGTCGAGAACGAATATTGGTATATTGATAAGTATTGGGAAGAGCATAAATTCAAAAAAGGGTCGGTGTGGCATATGCTTGCGCCCGATATTAACCAAGAGATTTACGGATTACCCGAATACTTAGCCGCCATTAATTCGGTTTGGCTAGATAACTCTGCTACTGTATTCCGTCAACGCTATTATAAAAACGGTTCACATGCTGGATTTATTTTATATTTATCTAATCCATCCCATAATGAAAAAGATATTGAAGAACTAAAAAAGGCATTACAAAGCAGTCGTGGACCTGGTAATTTTCGTAATTTATTAATGTATGCACCAAATGGTAAACCAGATGGACTAAAATTAATTCCAGTTGGTGAGGTGGCCGCCAAAGATAACTTTGCTGATATAAAATCAGTAAGCCAAGATGATATTTTAACGGCTCATAGGGTACCGCCATCATTGATGGGAATTACGCCAAAAAATACCGGCGGATTTGGCGATCCAGAAAAGGCATCTAAGGTATTTGCTCGTAATGAGATCAAACCATTACAAGATAGATTTTTACAACTTAATGATTGGATGGGGGAGGAGGTTATAAAATTTAACCCTTATATCCTTGAATAACAATCACAAAACCAAAGCCCGAATGGGCTTTTTTATTACCTTCCATTCAAATTCTCTCTATAACGCTCATGCTGACACTTTTTTATTTGTTGTGTGGTGATTAGTCCTTTATTCATTTTATCTCTCAGTGTGCTTGATGTTTAATATAATTAGTCACTTTGATGATGATTGAAAAGGTTATAGATAAAATTGCGCCGTTGAAACCCCACGTCACCATCGCATTAAAAGTGTGTGAAATTGTGCAAAGTTGCAAACATCACAAAAGAAGCCCTAGTATAAGGGCTTTGGCTATCCGAGATCCTTTTTAGATCTTGCGATTTCGTGCAGTGTAGGCGTGCATTTACTTTTGCATTGCTAGTATCATATTTTTTGCAATAGCTCTTATTACTGGAACGCATACACTATTTCCAAATTGTTTGTATGCTTGTACATCAGATACGGGGATTTTAAAATTTTCAGGAAATCCTTGTAATCTTGCTGCTTCTCTAGGTGTTAATTTCCTAGGATTTTTATTTTTTTGCTCGATTAAAATTTCACTTCCATCTTTATAATACCTAGCAGAAATTGTATTAGTATATTCGGAATCAAAATTGACGAGGCTATAACCAAATCCTTTACCTTTGGCTTTATTTTCAATTTTTCGCCTCTGATGTCCAGCCCACAGTCTATCGGAAATAGTGTATTTTTGATCAACATTCTTTTCCAAGATATCACCAACTTTTGTCGGTTTATTCAGCGGTTCAGGAAAAGAGAATTGAACTGCATGGTCAAGAAAACCAATGATATAAATTCGTTCTCTATTCTGAGGAATGCCAAAATCTCTAGCTTTTAAAACATCATAATAGACTTTATAACCGGCCTGTTCTAAATGCATCAGAATAGTTTTTAATGTATTACCTTTGTCATGTCCTTTTAGTTGCTTTACATTTTCTAGCAAGAAAGCTTTAGGTTTTCGTTTAAGTAAAATACGTTCGATATCAAAAAACAACGTTCCTCTTGTATCTGAGAAACCTTTTTTTAGTCCAGCTTGAGAAAATGGTTGACAGGGAAAACCTGCTAATAAAATATCATGCTCAGGAATATCCTCTTCACTAATCATGGTTATATCACCAAAAATATTTTCATTACCATGATTTTCAACATATGTTTTTATAGCATGCTGATCTATTTCTGATGTAAATACGCATTCAATATTATTAGATGCCAACTCAAAACCTAAACGTATGCCACCAATACCGGCGAATAAATCTATAATTTTCATAAAATTTAATTATCAATCCAATAACTTAATACACTAGGGATGTCCCTGTTGAAGTAAGTTTCAAAATCTATAACATTATGTCTAGATGCTAATTTTTTAGATATTTTGACAGAATTTAAAACAACAATAATAATATTATGTTGTCCCATTTGTTCTGCTTTGCTTTCAGAAATATCATCGTCAACAGTTAATAAATAAATATTTGGCAAATTAGAACGTTGAATTTCTTCAACTACTTCTTGCCAACGTTCCCTTAAAGTTGTTTTCATTGACCCGACGATAGTTCTATTTCTTAATTTTTTAAATGCCTCAACGCTTGGAAGAATGGAATCAACGACTTTACCTAATCCAAGATTATCAAAGGCTTTTTTACCAATATTAGCTTGTGACTCAAAAGAATATCCAAAATAATCGTATAATGAATAAATTATACCTTCAAATACTTTTCCTGCACGAGATCTTCTTGATTGTGTGTTACTTAAGCAAAGCTGATAAATATATGGACTTATATAACCAGAATAAACACCAAATAACTGATTTAAGCGAGTATAAAAATCCTCTTTTGACACACCAGATAGCGTTAATAATTCATCACTAATTTTATTTAATAAATTTTTAGGAGCATCAAAAATATTAGCAATTTCCTTCAAAATTTCGCCATTAAAAATTGATTCTTGTTTTAAAAATTCATCGTAAGATAATTCTCTCAACTGTATAATTGCCTCTGAAATTCTTCCATTTTCAAGCAATTTATTTATAAAATCATGGTGGTTATTTCTTGCAATCGTAGTTGTTTCTTTTGGTGGAAGAATCAACTCTTTTCTTTTTGCTTTAATAAATTCTGAAAAACGTTTTTCTTCATCTTCGGGTAACCGAATTAGCGGAGTAAAATTATTAATCATTTTTTGCCTATAAGATAAAAATAGTCGGACAATATTACAGTAAATTTAATTTTTTATCTCGTTATTATTAGTGACAAATTCTTTTAAAGGTTCCAATAAATCACGGATCCAAAATAGTGTGATATCTTTATCACGCTCTGTTAGATGTTCGGATTCTGTTACAACACGGATAAGTAATTCAGCTCTCTCTACTTTTTTTGCTTTTTCTAATTCGTCCATTTCTAATACCTTACTGTTTTTATATACAGTATATTTATACAGTAATTTTTTAGCAAGAAAAAAGTAGAAAAAATGTGATCAACGTCTAATTATTTGATTTTATTATATAAAACTATATAAAGCTAAAAATAAAACTCAACAAAATCATTTTTAACGGGCTTTCTAGGTCGACTTGGCGAATTGCTAACGATGAGATGCACACCGTTTAAAGTGTTATCTAATTTTAAATATTGATTGTGGCTGATTTTTATACTTTCACGTAAATAAAGCCGGTTCACAGTGAAATTATCGTCAGGCAGACCGATTATTTTTAACTGTTTTCTAATTTCTTCACGCTGATCGTCTAGCGATGATTTTTTAACCTGCGTACAGTTATTGACAGAACTCCGAGCGTCGCTATCGCTCCTGTTTTTAGAAACAATAGCCCACTTTATTAAACGAGTGCATATAAAAGAAGCTGTACCGATAATAGGGGAAAACACACCTTTTACTTTCTTGATATCTTCCTCAAATTGATTTTGTGCTTCTTCGTACGAAATTCTTACCCGTAAGTCTTTACGTTGCACCATAGCCCCACCTTGTAACTGAGTGTAAGCGGCCCAATCGCCTGCATCGGCTGCGGCAAGCACTGGATCGATTGTAGGGCTTTCGACTTTTTGACTGCCGAGCCTGCGGAGTTCACGCCAAACCGTTACAGGTGCGCCACCGATTTGCTGAAATTGGCGAATACCCCAACGACTTGCCCACGCCGTTACGTTCTTTGCCATTTCTTTTAAGTTTTGTCCTGTTTCGTCATCGACCTCATTATCAAGCTGATAACCGTCAATATTTTTAGAAATATATTTAGCAATGTAACCCGTTGCTGTGCCTTTCTCTTTTTCGATATTTTCAAACTTAAAGCGGGCGTACTGCGCACCTTGTTCGCTACCGTCCGCCTCCAATGCGTATGATCGCATAATGTCGTAAACTTGCTGCTTATGTTCGGGCAACATAAAAACCAATATATGCCAATGTGGCGTCCCGTCGTGATGCGGTTCAGCAACTCTAAAGCCAAAGATTTTGATATTTTCACGATTAAGCTTTGCCCTGATTTTTGCCCATACGCCACATAAATAACGCTGCGTGTCCCGTGGCGTGCCGCCGTTCCAGTTTTTGACAAAGCCACCTTTAGCATGTACTGAGTGATATTTTGACGGCGCAGTCAATGTTATAAATGCCCCCTCATAGCCGAATTCATCCGCAATATCTTCAAACCCTCGCATTCTAACCATAAGCTCACAACGGCGAATGGCGGGGTTAGCATTGGATTTATCGACTTGTAAAACAAGTTCAAATTGCTCGCCTGTTTCAGTATTTTCTATACATTGATTTTTGAGCCATTCCCGATTTTTCCTTTTTTGCTCTTTCCATTCGCCTACACAGGTACGGCTTGCGTAAGGGCTTGCGTGCTTTTGTACTTGTCCGGCAGCAATAGCCAAATGCTCACGTTGAAAACCCCACCGTTGTTTTAATCTACTTTGCCACCATTTGTTATCTGATAATTTTGCTAAGGCGATAACAATTTGCTGTTCACTGATTTCACCTTTTTTATAATCAGCAAAGTAGGGCGCTGTAATTTTTAACGGCTTGAGTTGCTCTAATGCAAATTTATAGATAGCTAATTCATGAGCGTTATTGCTCAACTTAAATTCATCCGTTTCTAAAAATTTGATAATGAGATTGTGCATATAGCCGGCAATAGTTCCGCCGAGTTCTTCAACGTCGATTTTGTCTAAAATTGGTAATCTCGATAATTGCTCATAAAATTCTTGTACAATCAGGCTTTTCCCCGCATTTTTGATTGCGTATTGCTGTTGCACTTCGGTACATCGAGTTAGTCCACAAGTGCGTAAATAAGTATTGGCTGTTTTTGAACCTTTTTCTTGATACAGGGTTGCATATTTGCGAGCAAAATAACTACCAATAAATTGCGGGACGTCACTAAAATACGGGTGAAAATAGTCATACTCATGCGGAATCTGTTCCCATAGTGGACGCTCAATAATTGTTAAATCACGAGGCGCACGGTGGGCTGTTGCGTATTGTGATTTTTGTTGAATGAATTTAGTCGGCAAAAATTTACCGACGGTATCGTAAAAATCACGCATACCAGAAAGCAGGGCGTGTTTAACCCTGTCACTTAATATTGGTAGATTCTGCGTGATTGTAGTCATGTTATTTGCTACGTTTTTTATTACGATTTTTTCGCGCCACTCGGCGGGCTTTTGCTATGCCTGTAGGCGTGTGTGCGGTTTTATTTTTGCCTTTGCCTTTCCTCAATTTCTGTGGCTGCATAACGATCACTGAACGTTCCAAAGAGTTAGCAGCACGTAATAAATATTTACATATATAATTGAACACAGTTACACCTCCCTAATTTTGATGATGATTGTTAAAGCATATCCGGCGTTAATACGCCTATGATTTCTTTTGCAGGCTCGCGGTTACCATTTGCCGCAACCGACCGCGGGGCGTCGATTTCGTAGATTTCGAAATCACTAAAAATACCTCTTACTATTGTGTTGTTACTGTTTGATACGATCGCAGTTGCTCCACGTCTAACAGCATGAACAAGCAAATCACGTAACAATTTTGTAGCTGGGTAATTGAACTTATGGGGAGTGTAGCCAGTGAAAATATCGTTTTTAGTGCCCGAAATGTACGGCGGATCGCAATAAATAACGTCGCCCGCCTCTGCCATTTCGATCGCCGCTCTAAAATCTGCTGCTATTAATGTAATTGGGCGGGAGATCAACCTATTACTGAATGCGATTAGTTCAGTTTTTGGGAAGCGAACCTTTTTATATTTGCCGTGCGGCACATTAAATTCGCCTTTTTGGTTATAACGGCAAACACCGTTAAAGCAATGGCGATTTAAATAAATAAACTCAGCAGCACGATCTAACGTGAATGGTTGCGTTATATTGCAATTAAATCGGCAGCGAATTTCATAAAAATCGATATCACTATCAAATAATGATTGAGTAGTATTTATTAATCTAGCTAAATCATCACGTAGCCAGCGATAAACATTAATTAAATCACGGTTTTTATCAGCTAATATATAGCTATTATAATTTGTATTGATAAACACATTACCCGCCCCAACAAACGGCTCTATTAGTCGTTGACCGCTCGGCAGGCGAGGCAATAACTGAGGAATGAGCCGACCTTTGCCGCCGACCCATTTTAAAAAAGATTTTTGTACATTCATTATAGTTTCCTATTACTTTATTATTTCTTCAATCTTTCCTTTAAACTCTGGCAATCCACACACAACCGACAGCCTTTTAATAGCTGACGGCGTTTTTCTGGTATGGGCTCATCGCATTCAACACAATATATTGCCGACTCACCCTGAAATGTTTTGCGATTGGCGATAAGGCGCTCAATCTCTAATTGAACAATGTCATTGGCTCGGTCGATAACATCACGCATCAGTTCTGGTTCTCATAATGTTGATTGCGTATTGCTTCGGCTTCTTGCTCTAACAGCTCCGCCGATTCGGTGGGTGTTAAGTAGTTGGTGCGGATATGTGTAGCTAGCCGTTCCAGCTTTGCCGTAAATACGTCACAAAGTCCGCTTTTTGTTTCTTCTTTTGCCTGATTTAAGGCTTGCAATAATGCATCGCCTTTAAGTGTTGTCATCTCCATTTATGCCACCTTTTTAGTTTCTTTCTTAAAATCCTGTTCTTCACATAGTGCGAATGCATCGATAATTGCTTGCAACCGACGTAAACCCTTTTTCAGATCGTCAATTTCGTTATCTGTTAAATTGTCGTAATTCATTTCCCAAGCGTGCGTAAACTGGCTGGTTGCGTTGTAAATGGTTGTGGTGCGTGGTTCGATGCCTGATGCGTTCAGCAGTAAACGCTTTTGCCCAGGCTTTAAATTGTTAAAAGCAGAACGGGCTAAACTGCGCTGATTGCTTAATATTTGGTGAAACTCACGCAATAGACTGCGTGGTTCTATAGTTTGATTATTTTGCATTGTGTTCATGTAACCCCTCGCAATGTCTAGGATTAAGTGCGCCTAGACTCACTCAATTAGCCATTAACTTTTTATGCAACTTAATTACTTGCCCGTTCGACTTCTCAACCCAGCCTTTCTGGTTATGTTGATTGATTTTGATATAAATTGTTTTCGAAACGCCGGCGCATTTTGGGCTTAAATAGACTGCGTAGCTCATTGTTTATTCCTCTTTGATATTTAATTCAGGGTTAAACGCTTTAGCGCCCTCAAGGGTTAAAGCCACCATATTGATAAAGGTTGATGAACGGTCGTACTTGCCTGTGATTTGTTTTTTACGGATAGGTAATTTGCCTTCACTAATGTATTTTTTTACCGTGCGTGGATTCATGCCTGATACACGGGCAAATTCATCAACAGTGACATAAGGCGCTGAAATAGATATTGATATTCTTGGCGTCATAGTGCATTATTCCTAGTTAGGTGTTTATATGTGTTTATATATAATAAAATTAGGATTTAGTTAATAATAAATTAACATTAAATAAATGTAAATAGGATTTTATTAATTTTTTTGAGTTAAATACTAATTGGGTGATTAAGTTGTGAAAATCAATTTTGATACTGGTGGCGCAGATGTTTTAGACAGAGTTTTAAAAGCTTATGGTTTTAAAACTAAATTAATGTTGGCTAATCATTTGAATATATCTTCCGCAAGTCTTGTTCAACGCTATAAAAGGGATCAGTTCCCGTCAGATATAGTAGTGCGTTGCATGGCTGAAACAGGAGCTTCATTAGAATGGTTAGCTAATGGTGAAGGTGAATTTTTACCAACTGAACAACAATCAAAAGAAACAATTCTTTCTGATGATACGTTGGAAAAATTGGAACGACTAGCTGCGCTCAAAAAAGAAGGTGCAATCACTGAGCAAGAATTTAATGCATTAAAGGCTAAATTGATTTAGTTATAGTGGAACTGCGATGGCAAAATGTTTGAATTGCAATAATGAAATTCGAATGGGTAGGTTAAAAAATGATTGCCCCTACTGCAATTATCCTCAACCCACTTGGAGCAATAAAAGCCTTATTGTTAGTTGGTCTTTTTTTTGCTGTACTTTCTTATTGTGTGGTTTTTTATTATCGAAGGTATTTTTAGTTATACTTTTAATTCAGATGTTTTTTTTCTCGTCTATGTTACGGGAAAGAAAATATTTTTCTTGTAAGGCAAAGCAAAAAGAACCAATTGAACAAAAAGATACAACAAGTTCAGATACGATTAATTTTGGCACAGAAAAATTATCTAAAAGCTCACCTGAAAAAATTCTAAAATCCAAAGTTAAAAAAGCAATTAAAGCTGACGCAAAAAAAGAAAAAAACAGAATCCAGTCAGAAGTATTTCTTACACACCTCCAACAGCGGAAGAAGAAAAAGAGAAAAAAGCTAAAGAACGTGATCGATATTTAAAAGATAATTTTGAATCTAAACTAAAAACAATAGGATGGGAAAGGATGAGCGGTAAATTAATATTTGCATATATCAATGTAAGAAAAGAATTTTTAATTCATGTTGTCCAATACATTCGGCAAGATGAAAAATATATTCAAGGTATAAATATAACAAACGGTGACAATGGGCAATTTAGAACGTATCGAAAAGATCGAATAATTGCAAAATTTGATAATGAACTGGATGCTAATTTATATGATCTTGCCGATAATTTAGATCATGCCATTGATGTTTTAGAATCAACTATTCCACGCTTGCAAAGTAAATCTGCTGCATTTAATACATTTGACATTCACTTCACAGGCTTTAGAAAAGCCGACAAAGAACGCTTAATTAAATTGGCAGAAGAAAAAAAATTAACTGTCCGACAAAGCGTAACCTTAAACCTGCAATTACTCTGTGTTGGCTATAACGCAAGCATCAAAAAAATTGAAAAAGCACAAGGAATGGGAATTAGCATCATGAATGAAAGCGACTTCTTAAACTTTTTAGAAACTGGTGAGATGTTATTAGGGGAGTGATTGTGGCCAAAAAAAATAAATCAAAAAAAATAACTTGTGATAGTACATCAAGTTCTATATTACCAGAAAATAATGATGTTCAAAAAGATGGTGTTTTATTTAAAGAAATAGGTTTTTTTGCTGTTGTTTTAACTGCTTTACTATATATGAGTGCATATGTATGCGAGGCAATAACTGCTATTTATTATGGATTTGATATTGATTTAATATCATTACCAATGTCTACTATTATAAAAAATAACATGTTATCTTTATTTATAATTATCCCAGCAATGTTGCCAATTGTATTTGATTATTTAAGATGCTATCAAACATTGCCTTTAAATGTAAAACCAGTAAAAAAATTTCATTTACTTATCATTGTAATAATATTTGTATCTATATCTATTGGTATTTATAACTTTAACGAAAGTATTTTTTATAGGCTATTTTTACCTGTAACAATTATCTCGACTTTTTCTCTTTTATTTCTTTATTTTCTTTCTAAAATATTTCGGTCAACTGGGTTTGTTCAATCATTTTTTTACCTTTTTATATGGATTATTATATGGCTTGTTCTTGTGGGAATGACATTTTTAAGTTTTATTTTAATGAGTGGTAAACATAAACAATATCAAATATTTAATTATAACAACCAAAACTATGTTTTATTAAGACAGTATGACAATAATCTAGTCGCAAAAAAAATTATTACAAAGGAGCTAAATGGTCAAAAGGAAAACTGTTTTGACAATGAGATTTTATACTTACCAGTCAGCATTTTAGAAAAAGGATTAATTTTGAGAACTGTAGATGTCGTAGATAATTGTAAATAGCTAAGAGTTGAAAAATGACTGTACGTAAAACTAACGGCAAATGGCTATTCGAAAAATACCTTGAAGGCGGTCGCAGAGTTCGTAAGACCTTTGCGACCAAAGGCGAGGCACTTGCTTATGAAAGTTATTTAGAAGAGCAAACTAATCAAAAGCCTTGGTTAGGTGAAAAGATTGATAAACGCCATTTATCGGATTTAATTAATAGTTGGTATTTATTACATGGGCAAACGCTTAAAGACGGGCAAACACGCCTAAAAGCGATGTTATTTGCTTGTGAATGCATTGATAATCCATTAGCTACTCATTTTACAGCTAAACAGTTTACTAATTATCGTCAAAAGCGTATTGATGGTGAAATATTTCGGACTGACAGAATAAAAAACGTTGCCCCACGTACAATGAATCTTGAATTAACTTATTTTAAAGCTATGTTTAATGAGTTAATTAGACTAGGGGAGTGGCAACATAACAATCCACTTGAACGAATACGCCCATTTAAAACAGATGAGCAAGAAATGGCTTATCTTACTAAAGAGCAAATTCACGAACTCCTATTATCTTGTGAGCAAAGTACTGCCATTGATTTAAGTATTATTGTTAAAATTTGCCTAGCAACAGGGGCAAGGTGGAGCGAAGCCGAAAGCCTAAAGGGCGCACAAGTTAAAGACGGAAAAATCACCTACATTAACACCAAAGGCAAGCGTAATAGAACCATTCCAATTAGTGACAAACTCTTTAACGAAATCCCCAAAAAGAATGGTAGCTTATTTACTCCCTGTTACTCGGCGTTCCGCTCGGCAATCGACCGTGCAGGAATAGAATTACCAGATCGACAACTAACCCACGTATTACGCCACACTTTTGCAAGTCATTTTATGATGAATGGTGGCAACATTTTAGTTTTACAAAAAATACTCGGCCACACCGACATCAAAATGACCATGCGATATGCACATTTTGCACCTGATCACTTTGAAGATGCGGTAAGGTTGAATCCGTTAAATCTAAACCAATTTAAAAAACATGACTAGAAAAAAGAATAGAAAAATCAAAAAATTACAAACCACAAGCAATAATAAAAGTTGGTTGAATAGAGTGATAACAAATCCTGTTGTCATCATTATTTTTTTTATTACAATTATTACGAATACAGCTAATATTATTTCATCAATTGATACATTATTATCAAAATATAAGGATTTTTGGATATGGTTTGGCAGTTCAACACAATTTTCAGGAAAGTGGACTAATAGTAGTGAAGGTTATATCGATATTATCCCTAGGACAATTTTAAAAAATGAGTCTGATGTTACGATAAATGTTGAGTTAAGAGTAAAAGATCATCAGGTTACAGGTGTAATTAATAGTTCGGCGTTTCTTGATTTCTGTAATCATCTAGAACAACCAGAAAACTTAAGAGTAGATATAAAGCTAATTTGTAATATGCAAAGTAATATGTTATTAGCTGGAAATAAATCACCATTAAAAAGTAATTTTGATGCAGAAGTTTTTAATTATATATCTGGAAAAAAACTTATTTATGCAACGCTTCATTTTAAAGTCAATAATGAAGAATTAGAAATTACAAATAAAAATATAGGTGTATATTCATTATTTTTCCCTAATAAAGCTTTTCTTATAAAAGAACCTGAATTTGTTGATTAAAATAATTGGCGGCAAAATGGCGGTTGAAAATATTTTTATATAGTAAAATGTGTCTATATATGTATCCCTAACCGCTTGATTTAATTATAAGTTATTGATTTTAAATACAGCTTTAAAGAACTCATAATCGATTGGTCACTGGTTCAAGTCCAGTAGGGGCCACCATCGCAAGAATCAAGCAAGATTAAAAACGTTCAAAAAACCTTTATCTAACAGGATTTACCGTTAGTTCACAGTTCAACTAGATTCATCTTAATTTAGCTAAATTCAAATTTTTATGTTATATATTATGTTATACGTTTGAATATAACATCGAGATGTATAACATGGCGAAAATAGTTAAGCCACTTACTGATACCCAAATTAAAAATGCCAAGTCAAAAGAAAAGGATTACACTTTATCTGATGGCGATGGGTTGTATTTGTTGATTAAAAAGACGGGTTCTAAAATATGGCGTTTTAATTATATTCGCCCATCAACGAAAAAAAGAGCATTAATTAGTTTTGGCCATTATCCTCAAGTTAGTTTAGTTGATGCTAGGACTCTTCGTAATGAGTCAAGAGATTTGATTAGACAAAATAGAGATCCATTAGAAAAAGAACTAATTGATAATAATAAGGGACGAACGCTAAAAAGTGTGGCCGATGATTGGCTTATATTAGAGAAGTCACAAGGTTATAAAGATGAGACAATCAAAAAAAGCTGGCAGTCACTAGAAAATCATGTTTTCCCCTATATTGGTAATACACTGATTACGGATATCACTCCGACACTATTTATTAATATATTAGCACCATTAAAAGCAGCTAAAAAATTCGATATGATAAAACGGGTAATAAGGCGAGTTAATAAGATAATGGATTATGCTGTTAATTATGAATTAATTGAATCTAATAAATTAAGTAAAGTTGGTAAAGTATTTGAAAGCCCAACACCTACAAATATGGCAAGTATTCGACCTGGTGAATTACCTGAATTTATGCAAGCCCTATCTTTGGCTAATATAGAACTACAAACCAGATGCTTAATAGAGTGGCAATTATTAACTATTACAAGATCAAGTGAGGCAGTAGGTGCCTTATGGGAAGAAATAGATATAAAGCAAAGAATTTGGACCATTCCAGCTAGCAAAATGAAAATGAAGCGAGATCATATTATTCCTTTACCCCCTCAAGCTATAAAAATACTGGAAATCATGCTACCTATAACTAGTCATAAAGAATTTGTATTCCCAAGTATGAAAGGTTCTATTAATAAACCTATGAGCAGTCAAACTGTCAATATGGCCATTAAACGGATGGGCTTTGTTGGTTGTCTCGTTTCTCATGGTTTAAGGTCATTAGCAAGCACAGCATTAAATGAACAAGGCTTTAATCCTGACTTGATAGAGGCTTCTTTGGCTCACGCTGATAAGAGCGAAGTTAGACGGATTTATAACCGAGCAAATTATCTTGAGCAACGCCGTGAATTAATGAATTGGTGGGGCAACTTTGTAGAGCAAGCTAGCCAAGGAAATGTTTCATTATCGGGGAGTAATGCTTTGAAAACCGTTAATGATTAGTTTTGCCATAGTCATATATTAAGCCAGTCAATCAGACTGGTTTTTTATTTCCCATTTTATATAAGAATTACTTTATATATTATTTTTAATAACACTAACAACACTAATAACATAATATAATTGATTTATATATATTTTTTTAAGTGTTATTAAAAGATAATAATAACATATATAACATTAAATTATGTCATTAGGTTTGATTCTAAATCTGTACTGATTTCTAAATGAGAGCCTTTCCTTTGGCTAGCCAGATTTCTCTAAAAGTGACATTAAAAATACATGTAATTTTATCCAGTGGTGATATAATGTTCAAGGAAGTTCAAATCAGATGATAGGGTTTATTTATGGCATTACCGGAAAGATTATTTTATACACTTGACCAAGCTGGAAAAATATTAAATTGTACAATAGAAGATTTACTTTATTTTGGTTATGCAAAGGTTTGTCAATTTTGCTTTATTTTACCCAATACTGACATTGATTTATGTGTTGTAAGCACGACAAAAATATTAAGCAATTTGACATTTGAAAAATACACACGTTATAAATACATTACTCCATATACATACTTGGAAGAAAACACAAGAGACCATATTGAAGCCGGAGAAATTCATATAGATGGTTTATTAGCTATATCTCCCAGGGACTCTGAGATTTTATATAAAAACTTTATTAATAAAAAGAGTAATGATATTGAAATATCTGCAGCCTTAATTCCGAGAGTAGCTTCAGATGTAATTAATAGCACAAAAGATTATGATGTGATGGATATTTATTTTTCAGAGGATTTATCATTAAATTTAACACAATTATTTATAACAAATTATGAAATGGAATTATTAAAAAATGGTGGTAGAAACATTGAATTAGATGCTTATTTTGGTGGTTTAAATAAATTCAACGGCAAAGCAAATTATTTAAATCTCAATAACCTTACTAGTGGAATTGACAACACTCCGACAAATTTACAAATTGAATTTATTAGAAATTTATTGTTTTTGAAATATGGTGAAGATGCAATTGAAAATCCAAGAAATTTTATTGAAAAAAATAAAAGTCCTTTGGTTAGAGATTTTGAACTTAATGGATTGAAATATCCATCAGGAAAGTCATTAGAAAAGTGGTTAAAAAAATAATTTCGGAATTTCCGAACTAATTTTGGAAACTTCCCAAAACTAAATAATACCTATCATACAATCCTCATTAAGTTAAACACAAATGAACTTAATGAGGTAAGAAATGCAGTTAAATACTCCTAAATATTATTCCCTTGATGAACTGGCGTTAATCTTAGGTTGTGCTAAGAATACATTACGCTACGATCCAAATTTCCCCAAAGGTATTAAAGTTGGCAAGCGTCGAGTAGTTTACGATATGGCCGAAGTTAAAACCTATTTAGAAAGCAACCGAGTACAGTAAGGGGCTTTCAATGTCATATTCAATCACTCCAGAACAACACAAAGCAATTAGGGATAAATACGGTATCCAATATGATCGTCTTGTTCGTGAAAATGAACGATACAAAATTACAAGTATCGCCCGTTCTACTGCTTGGCAACTTGAGAAAGAAGGTAAATATCCATTAAGAAAATCGTTAGGAGCTAATTCTTGCGGTTGGTCATTAGTGGAATTACTTCACTGGATAGACAACCCTCCAGCAGTAGCAAAGATAAATCAACCGACTAAACGCCGAGGGTTTGCTAATGGGAGCTACTAAGATGATTATTAAGCAAGGTGATATTGAATTAGTTCAATCTAAAGAGGTTCGTATTGATAGCCGTTTGGTAGCTGAAAAAATGGGAATTAAACATTTGAGTTTGATGTCTTTAGTTAATAAAAATAAAAGTGAGCTTCGGGAATTAGGCACGCTTCCATTTCAAATCGAAACGTGCAAACACCGAACGGGTGCAAGTAAAAGTAAATATGTATTACTAAATGAAATTCAATTTGATTTTATATCTCGGTTAATCAGAGGTAAGAATCATAAAGATATTGTTAGATTTAAATTAGATGTAACCAAAGCCTTTGCTGCTAGTCGTAAGCGTGAAGCCGTAAAACGTGAATCATTAGCCTATTACCATGAAAGCCGAGATTCATTATCAACCATGCAAGGAGTAGAAAAACATCACTATATAAACCTTGCTAGAGCTGAAAATAAAATGATTGGTTTATCTACTGGTGAGCGACAAAATGCTGATGAAGTTCAATTAGGTATGTTGATTTGTTTACAACAGATTGAAACATCCGTATTTAAAGAAATCGATTCACCGACAGAAGCAATTAGAGAAGTGAGTAGACGGTTTAATGCTCTTGCTAATTTAATTAGTCCCAACGGTGGGATTACTCATGTTCGGTAATAAAAAAAGGCAACCTGTTACAGTTGCCTTTATTCAAACATTAAAATCAATTAATAAGGAATTTTCAATGACAGTAGATATAATTAGATGCATTGAGATTGTGCCAAAGCGTCACGCATTTAAAGCACGTTCTTATAATAACGCAGAGCTAAAAAATTGGGTAGATTTCGGAAGCGTTCGAAAGGATTTTAATTATTTATTCAATCTCATTTTACAAGCAGTTTTGACCCAACCAGAAAAAGATTCACCATCTTTCTTGGCTTGTTGGTTAATTTGTTCAAGTAGATCATCTTCGAACCTTATAATTTTTCTTGTACTGTTAGAACGATCTGTTTTTTTCTTATCTTTTTTTTCTTGCATTGGTGCGTACCTTTATGATAAATTAAATACTGTTGGTATGCACCATTATAAGGGTGAGTACCATAAAAAGCAATCCCCCGAAGTGTTACCAGCACTATCGAGGGATCTAACCACAATAACATTAAACGAGGTAATGATTATGGCTAACCGCTATGATAGCGTACACCTATGCGCAAGACAACCCAAACTATATAAATTCTATGACCTATCAACGGCTCAAGTAGTCCAAACAACGGCAACAACCGAACGCCAAGCACGCAAGAGCCTAGGCAAATCATCCCTTATCTTTATTGCCAGAATTCGCTTACATTCAGTTATTGATCAAGCTAAAAGCTTTGGAGGTTACAGCCATGAATAATGATCAGTTAATTTGTAATGTTGAATCTAAACTTATTCAAGTTCGGAGCATGGCTAAAATTGCCTTAGATAATACTAACTATAAGTGCGCAGGATATGACGAGCCTTTTATCGAACAAGCCGATATGAGTAATTTACTGTGGGTTATCGTTGATTTAGTAGAGCAAGATTTTGATGAGTTACAAGAATATGGGTTAATGGAGGAGAAAAACAATGGCTAATATCTCACTGGACGCAATAAATACTATCAATACAAAACTAGGACAAGCTAACGCTATCACCACGCTTTTAATGGCTGATTGTGATTCAAACGCGCCAATTAATGATGAGTTACGCGCCTACGCCCTTGATGCTGTATCAGACTTAATTAACGATTCTAAAAAGCTATTTAGAAGTGAAACCGAGCGCAAGGAGGCAAAGAATGAAAGAGTTTGATTTTGTCCATAACAATGACGGCACTATTACCGCATTAAGGCTTAAAAATGGCAAATATGTAGCACTACTTTCTTTTGGCAAGGATGAAATCTCTGATTTACTTGCTGATGTCACTAAGCGACTACCGCCCGAAGTTAGGCGATACATGACACAAATTAAGGGGGTAAATCATGAATAATCAGCAAGAAGTGACAGCAATTCACCATAGTATCGTTGATTCTACCATGGCGATAATAGCAGGTTTATTTTTAATTGAGCAGATTAATAAAAACAGCGCCAAGGTGTTTATTCATGACGGTATCAAAATTGATATTGATAAAGATTTAATTGTGTTAGGGCTAAAAATGAATCTTAAAGATAGCTTAATTGAAGACTTTGGCGAAAGTGATGGCTTAAAT